GGTTATATAGATACTGGTAGTTATATTCTTAATGCATTAATTTCAGGAGATATTTATGGAGGAATACCCACAAACAAAATTACAGCATTTGCTGGAGAAACTGCAACTGGAAAAACCTTCTTTGTATTGGGTATTGTCAAACAGTTTCTTGCAGACAATCCTAGCGGTGGTGTTCTTTATTTTGAGTCTGAATCTGCTCTCACTAAGCAAATGATTATAGATAGGGGGATTGATCCTGAACGGATGATAATTCTCCCTGTCACCACAATTCAAGAATTTACTCATCAAGCACTCAAGATAGTAGAAAGTCATACAGAAGATAGGCCATTGTTAATGTGTTTAGATTCTCTTGGAATGCTATCTACTACCAAAGAAGTAACCGATATTTCAGAAGGTAAAGAAACCAAAGACATGACACGGGCACAGTTAGTCAAGGGAGCATTTAGAGTCTTGACATTGAAATTGGGCAAAGCCGGAATTCCACTTCTAGTTACTAATCATACATACAAACAAGTTGGTACAATGTTCCCACAAGATGTAATGGGCGGTGGTAGTGGACTACAATATGCAGCATCTACAATCATTTTTCTCTCTAGGAGAAAAGAAAAAGAAGGAACAGAGGTTGTAGGAAATATAATACATTGTAAAAATTATAAATCACGATTGACTAAAGAGAACAAGAGGGTGGATGTTCTTTTACGATATGATCAGGGATTAAATAGATATTATGGACTCATAGAATTGGCAGAAGATGCCAAAATTTTTACCAAAGTATCTACAAGATATGAAATGCCGGATGGTTCTAAGGTGTTTGGAAAAGCAATTTTAAATGATCCTGAAAAATATTTTACTAAGGATATTCTTGACAAGTTAAATGAACATGCTAAGAAAGTTTATCTCTATGGTGGATTTGATGATGAAAGTGAGGTATCAGATGGCGAATGATCCATATTTTGAAACTGGTAATGCACCATATAAAGAATGTTCTAATCCAAATGATCCGAAAGATAAATCATTGTGTTTGATAGTTCAAGATGATTCACCATTTGATGGGGCAGTAGTTAGATACACATCATTTAAATTAGTAGAACAAGAATTAGATGGCAATGATATTGCCTGTCAATATGAATATGATATTGAAGTACCACCACATAATATAAAGCATAAAATTACTGATAAAGAAGGTACGGCATTCGAAAAACGATTAGGAGAATGGGTAATAGAAATCTTACAAAATCAAATGGACAAACATGCAGCAGCGGATAGAGACATTAATACTGAAAAATCTGATACATAACGAAGAATATTCTAGAAAAGTTTTACCTTTTCTTAATAAAGAATATTTTATGGAACATACAGATAAATTACTGTATGAACAAGTAAATTCGTTTATCAACAAGTACAATAATTTGCCCACTAAAGAGGCGTTAGTTATTGAGTTAGATAGTACACCACTAAAAGATGAAGAATTTGAAAATGTAACAGAATTGTTAACTTATTTGGAAGGACAAAACGATGAGAAATCGGACATTCAATGGTTATTGGAGACAACAGAGAAATTCTGTCAAGACAAAGCAATCTACAACGCCGTTGTTAGTTCAATTAAAATATTGGATGAACCCGAAAAATCTAAGTCTGACAAGGGTGCTATTCCTGAGTTGCTTACCGATGCTCTTTCTGTTAGTTTTGATCCTCACGTGGGCCACGATTACCTTTTGGACTCTGATGATCGTTATTCATTTTATCATAAAATTGAGAAAAAGATTCCCTTTGACCTTGATTACTTCAACAAGATAACAGGAGGTGGTCTATCTTCTAAAACTTTGAATATTGCTCTCGCAGGAACAGGTGTTGGTAAGTCTCTGTTTATGTGTCATGTTAGTTCTAGTGCCTTATCACAAGGAAATAATGTTTTGTATATTACTCTTGAAATGGCAGAAGAACGAATTGCAGAACGAATAGATGCAAATTTATTGAACATTCGATTGGATGATTTGGTGGGTTTACCCAAAAAGACTTATGAAAAGAAAATAGAAGACCTTAAGAATACAGTCAAGGGCAGATTGATCATTAAGGAATATCCTACAGCCGCAGCTAGTACAAATCATTTTAGGGCACTATTAAATGAACTAAATCTCAAGAGAAATTTCAAACCAGATTTAATTCTTGTTGATTATATTAATATATGTTCTTCTGCGAGAATCAGACCAGGACAATATGTCAATTCGTATAGTTATATTAAATCGATAGCAGAAGAGCTTAGAGGATTGGCAGTAGAATTTGATGTTCCTATATTGTCTGCTACTCAAACGAATAGGCAAGGTTTTCAAAATACAGATGTTGGTCTTGAAGATACTAGTGAAAGTTTTGGACTTCCTGCAACAGCAGACTTTATGTTTGCGATTATTAGTAATGAAAACTTGGAAGAAGCAGGACAAATATTAATCAAACAACTAAAAAATCGATATAGTGACCTTACTTTTAATAAGAAGTTTTTAGTGGGAGTCGATAGAGCAAAAATGAGACTTACTGATTTGGGAGAAGAATCACAGTCTGGATTGGTTGATACTGGTAAAGAAGAAAAACAAGATGTCCCAGTATTCGATACAGTCTCAAAAAAGGCTAAAAAGGATTTTGGGGAGTTTAAGTTTGGAGAATGAAAACGTAATTGACTTAGAAGACTACAAAAAACAAAGAAAAGAAGATAGGGAAGCATATTATAAAACCCTATCTGTTCCCACCCTCAAAGCATTCGAACCCGATTGCTATTACATCAACCCTGAAAAGGGAACGATGATTCATGTCCTATTCATTACGGACAAAAGTGATATTTTCGACAGAGAAATGATTTATGTTATGGAAGATCCATCCGGAACCGTTTATTGTGCTACAGTAGATGAAGATACTTGTGAGGGGTGGCATGAACTTAGTAGAGATGTTTTTACACACGAAGTTCTAAAAAAGAGATATGAAGATGAATTACCACCATTTCCAGATCCAGAGCCGCCCGAGTCAGCGTAAGTATCTTGTTATTATAAATATATCAGTAAATTGTTTTTAATTTAGGGGAAATTAATGAAAACCTTGCTCAGTTATATCAAAGAAGATGAGGCGCCACCGAATACAGAAATCTATCGGGCATTGCAAAAGACTGGCAAAGTGGGTCCAAACACAGGAAAAGGGATACGAGTTCAAAATACAGATAAGCTATCGGATGCTGATTTTATTAAATTGATTAAAGCTACATTTGAAGGTGTAACAGATGTAGTGAAACATGATCCAGAAACAGGTCCAAACGACAGCAGAATGTGGCCTATGTTTGTGTTTAGTTGGAAAGGTAGAGTAGATTATGGCGTACACCTAACTGGAGAAATTAAAGGAAGAGGTAGCAAACAAACTACTGAGCAGGAAGTTTCGTGGTTACTAATTTTAGCAGCAATGTATTATAATATGGACAAAATAAATGCTAGCAATGATTCAAAAGAACATGCAGTTGTGAATGAAATGCTGGATAATAATGTATATCAAAGAGTATATGGAGCTAATGGTAAAGCACTAGACAAAGCAGGTGCAGTAGGATTAGTACAATGGTTGACAAAAGATGGTAACGAAAAATGGTTTGAAGGTCATTTGTCACAATGTAAGCACTTTGTAAATCTAGAAACAAATGCTCCAGCAAGATTTGTAAAAGATAGATCAAAAATACCCATTGTTTTGCATGCAAAAGAAATATTTAATACTTCTGTACCAGATCAGAAATTTGATAAAGATAAATGGAATCCTGCTGATGTCTGGTTGGAATATGAAGATTTCACGCCCACCAATTATGAAAATTTAGATCAACTAAACAAATATCTAAAAACTTCAATACAACTTGGAAACGGTATTATAGGAGTATCTTTAAAGCAAGGAAGTAACGCCCCAAAAGGAGTTAATCTGCAGGGGTTTATACCAAATTATGATGTTACGAATCTTACATTAGAATACGGCGCCCTCTTGGCTCAAAATGTGGACACAGATTATTTTGGTAATGAGTTGACAGGATATTCCGTAATGTATAGGCTATTTTCAGCAAGCAGCAAGGAAACAATAAGGGGTGAAGCAGATAAAAAAGGATCATTAGCAATGCATGGTAAAGTGTTTTTGGAATACTTAGATTTTCTTTCGGGACAAAAGAAAGTCGATGCTGTAGAATCTGTTAAAGGAATACATGTTAAAAAGTTAAAGAAACCAATAGTTGATGATGAAGGAAATAATATAGCATATGAATTTACCAGAGATGGAGCAAAAGCATTTTCCTCAATAAAAAAGGCGTGGAGAACATTACAAAGTTCAGATATATTTACATATAATTCTACAGGAGCAAAGGATACGGCCGATTATGTTAGACTTTTTAATGGTACTACCAAAGTGAAAGAATCAAAACAAGCATTTTTAAAGTATATCACAGAAATTGGAGAAGCCAAAAAGATAAGTGAAGTATCGATGCAAACAAGATTATCTGCAAGATTTCAAACTATTGCGTTAGGAGCAATTTTTGCGAACTTAAAGAAAGCCAACAAAGATAAATTTTTTGATATTGTATTAGGTATGTTGTTGTATGGAAAATCTGAATCTCAATGGTCTGCTCCACATTATAAGGTAGAATAATGTTTGCATTTGGTTCGTTCTTAACTGAACAAAAAAATCTACACATGGAACACCTTGAAGATGAGGTGTTAAATGGTGGAGTAGAAGGAACGAGAGGCGCAATCAACTTTCTTCAAGGCCTAAGAG